TTTAAATACTGTAATTAAAGAATTAAAAAATGAATTCGCGACAATTGTCGAAGATGGAATTGGTACTGGTGACTGCAATTCGTTTATTGATACTGGAAGTTATCTACTCAATGCCCTTATTTCTGGTAGTATTTTTGGTGGACTTCCAGCAAATAAAATCACAGCACTTGCTGGAGAGAGCTCTACAGGCAAAACATTCTTTGCTCTTTCAATAGTAAAACATTTTCTCAGTTCTCACAAAGATGCACAAGTAATTTATTTTGAAACGGAGTCAGCTATTTCCAAAGATATGATGATTTCCCGAGGAATTGATACTAAACGTGTTGGTCTTGTTCCTGTAACTACAGTTCAGGAGTTTCGCACACAATCAATTAAAGTAATTGATGAATATATGAAACTTAAAAAAGAAGACCGTCCTCCAATCATGTTTGTTCTTGATAGTCTTGGAATGCTTTCTACTTCTAAAGAAGTGGAAGATGCTTCTGCTGGCAAAGAAACTCGTGATATGACTCGTGCTCAAGTTATCAAATCAATCTTTCGTATTCTTTCTCTCAAACTTGCCCAAGCTAATATTCCTATGATTGTGACAAATCACACATATGAAGTTGTTGGTGCTTATGTTCCGACTAAAGAAATGGGTGGTGGCACAGGTCTTAAATATGCAGCATCTTCCATTTTATTTTTATCTAAGTCTAAAGAAAAAGATGGCACTGAACAAGTTGGGAATATCATTAAAGTAAAAGCGCAAAAGTCACGCTTTACTAAAGAAAATTCTTTAATTGAAACTCGTCTTTTCTTTGATGAAAGAGGATTGGAAAAATATTATGGACTTCTTCAACTTGGAGAAAAATATGGTATTTTTACTAAAACTGCAAATCGTTATGAAATTGGTGGTTCTAAATTGTACGAAAAAAATATTCTTCAAAATCCAGAGAAATATTTTACTGATGATGTCATGAAGAAATTGGACGAAGCCGCCAAAAAGGAATTTCTGTATGGTATTATGTCTGTAGAGACAACCGATGCGGAGGACACCGATGGAGCAAATTGAAAAGACTATCCTTTCAAATTTGCTGTCAGATGAAACTTACACCAGAAAAGTAATTCCTTTTATTAAAGAGGATTATTTTTCTGAGATGGAAGATAAGGTATTATTTGATATCATTTATAAGTTTGTAACCAAGTACAATCAAATTCCAACAAAAGAAGTTCTTTTGATTGAAACTGATAATCGTAAAGATTTAAACGAAGACACGTACAGAAAGATTAATACTAAAATTTCTGAATTTGAATCTAGTGAATCTGATAGTGCTTGGCTTCTTGATATCACAGAAAAATGGTGTAAAGAAAGAGCCATTTATATGGCACTTCTTGATAGTGTTAAGATTGCCGATGGCAAAGATAAAGAACGTAGTAAAGATGCAATTCCTTCTATTTTGCAGGAAGCATTGGGAGTTTCTTTTGATGAACATGTTGGACATGATTATATTATTGATCATGAAGAACGTTATAACTTTTATACTAAAACTGAAGATAAAATTCCATTTGATTTAGAACTTTTTAATAAAATTACTAAAGGTGGTTTACCAAACAAAACATTGAATGTTGCTCTTGCTGGGACGGGTGTTGGGAAATCATTATTCATGTGTCATGTTGCAAGCTCTTGTTTGCTTCAAGGACGTAATGTTTTGTACATTACTCTTGAAATGGCGGAGGAAAAAATTGCAGAACGCATAGATGCAAATTTATTAAATACAAATGTGCATCAATTAGCTGAATTGCCAAAACAAATTTATGAATCGAAGATTGCAAATTTATCTAAAAAAACTCAAGGAAAACTCATTATCAAAGAATATCCAACTGCCTCTGCTCATGTTGGTCACTTTAAATCTTTGCTTAATGAATTATCCCTTAAAAAATCTTTCCGTCCTGATATTATATTCATTGATTATCTTAATATTTGTTCTTCGTCAAGATATAAGGGGAGTATCGTAAACTCCTATACTTATGTCAAAGCAATTGCAGAAGAACTTAGAGGATTGGCAGTCGAACACGACGTACCAATTATCTCCGCTACACAAACTACTAGGACTGGTTATAGCAGTACTGATGTCGATATCACTGATACCAGTGAGTCTTTTGGTTTGCCAGCTACTGCTGATTTTATGTTTGCTCTCATCAGTACAGAGGAGCTTGAGAATTTAAATCAAATTTTAGTTAAACAACTTAAAAATCGTTACAACGATCCTACTTCATACAAAAGATTTGTAATAGGTATTGACAGAGCGAAGATGAGGTTGTATGATGTAGAACAGGCTGCTCAACAAAATCTTGTTTCTAAAAATTCAAATGACGAGCAAGATTTTGGAGACGTGCCTACAAAATCCACTTTAAAGTTTACCAATTTTAATTTTTCCTGATATGACTCAACAAGTTGATGTAACCAAATACTTTGAATTTGTGGATAAAACCACTAGTTATCCTACTAAAAATACTACCGAATTTGTTCGACGTGTAGAAAAAATTGCAACTGAACAAAACGAACAAATTTCTCGTCTCTTGACTGGAGCTGTTGGTCTCTGCTGTGAAAGTGGAGAAACCTTAGAAATTGTAAAAAAAATTCTATTCCAAGGTAAAGAACTTACTCCAGAAAATCGTGAACATTTGATTGTAGAATTGGGAGATGTATTTTGGTATTTTTCTCAAGCATGTATGGCACTTGGAGTAACTTTTGATGAAGTTGTTCTTCGTAATACTATTAAACTCTCAGCTCGATATCCAGAAGGAGAATTTACAGTAGTTCGTTCTGAAAATCGACAAGAAGGAGACATTTAAATAATATCCCCCATTTAGGGGGATTTTTTATTGCAATAAATAATATATTAAAATTAAAACAATTTAATGTATAGCTTTAACGAGTATAATAACTTTTGCACCCGCGAAAAATATTACCACGGAGAGGTTTTTTGTGAAGGGACAAAAATTATTAATAAAAATAAACAATTAGGAACTATCATTCGTCGTGGTGTAAATTATGTAATTTGTGTGACAGAAGATAATAAAACTTTTAGAAATTGGATATCGGATATTAGTGAAGTATATGAAATTGAAACAGATCATGAGTATGTAAAATATTTACAAGATAAAGATCCAGTGGATAAAGTTAAAAAATATTCTACAAAAAATGTTGGAAAATCTAATAATACTATAAATAAAAGAAAAATGACTAAAGAAACAATGCATAACGATAGTTTTTCCAAATCTCTTATCGAGAGAACATTGGCAGGAATTGAAGGAACAGACTGTTTTGGTGAAGCTAAAAAAATGAAAGGTGAAGATCCTTGTTGGGATGGATATGAAATGGTAGGCACAAAAGAAAAGAATGGTAAAAAAGTTCCCAACTGTGTTAAAAAAGAAGAACTTTCTTTAGTTGATGTAGTTGCTAATGCAATTACAGAAAAATATGGCACTGCAGAAGAACGTTCGGAATTAACAAAAAATATCAATGAATCTCTTGATCCAGTTGGAAAAGAAGATGCAGATGTAAATAATGATGGTAAAGTTGATAGTAGCGATAAATACCTAGCAAAACGCAGAAAAGCAATTTCTTCTGCTATGAAAACTAAAAAAGAAGAGCTTTCGAATTGGAGAAGTGAACTTTCTTCTTTAGTTGAAGCTGCATGTAATTGTACTCCAGAAGGAGAATCTTGCCCAATTCATAACAAGAAAGCTTGTTCTTGTAAAAAAGAAATGGAAGAATCTACTCTTTCTCCAGAAGAACAAAAGAAAAAAGAAGATGTTGTAATGTCAATGAAAAAAAAGGGTGATTTCTCAAAATATGGCGATAGAGCAAAAGAAGTGATGTATGCAACTGCCACAAAAATGGCAAAGAAAGATAAATAACTTAGGTTTCATTTATTACAATAGAGGTAATTATGTCGGCAGTAATCGCATTTTTGGTAGCCAATAAAGCATTAATTGCAACCATTGCACTTGCAATTTCTGAAGCACTTGGCGCAAATCCAAAAGTAAAAGCAAACGGAATTCTTTCACTTGTTCTTCTTCAAGCACAATCGGTTTTGAAAAAAGAAGGCGCGAAAGAAATTTAATTTTGAATAAAATTTGAAGTAACCGCATCGTAAGGTGCGGTTTTGTTATAAATAATTGGAGAAAAAATCAAACTACGGAGATACGGTTATGCCTCTTTGGGGTAATTCTACTAATGATGAATCTAAGCCAAAGTGGCTCAGAAAAATTTCGAAAGTAAATGACATTACTAAAGTTTTTGCAACCAATATGGGTTGGGTATATCGTCATGATAAAGGTAATGGTCGTTATAGTGACGAACTCCTAGTTGCAATTCCAAATCTCGCAAGCAAGCTTGGTAGTCCAACTGTCACTGAAGTTGGATTTGTAACTACTTCAATTACTGTTGGTACTGGTAAAACTCTTACTGTACGAGCAGACTTTAACGAAGCTGTTACTGTAAGCGGAAGCCCATCAGTTAGTCTTAATGGATTTGTTCTTCCATATTATGCTGCGGGAAGTTCACCAGCAACTGGTTCTCTTCAATTCCGCAATACTAACGTAACAATTGCTTCTGGTACGTCCACTCTTACTTTTGGTGGATCTGGCAACATCTCCACTACAAGTGGTACAATTAGACAAGCAAGCCCCGATGCGGCAGTATCTCTATCTCTATCTTCAGCTACAGCAGTCGTTCTTAATGTTGGATAATAAATGAGATTTGATGAACTGAACGAGGATAATTATATTCTCTTTGCAATTAAGTATTATAACAATCCACTTTCAACAACTAAAGAACAATTTTTTGAAGATTTAAAAAAATTTAAATACATTAAAAAATTAATAAGAAAGTATTTGAAAACAGGTGATTTGAAATATCATTTAGTTTTGAATCATCTCATTCTTCTTTTCAATGCTTTTAATGATGCAACAATTCCTTTACTATTTTATAAACTTGAACCAGAATGTTGGTCCGTGTTGAAAGCATTTTTAATATATCTGAATAGATTTCCAGAAAATTATTTAAATCAAATTATCACAGACAGTAAATGTTTAGAAGAACTAAATAGGATATGAAAACTTTACGAAATTTACTTCAACAAGCCAGACATCAAATGTGGGAGGAAGGAGTAGCTGCCCTTGGTGGTTCTCCGACTAATCGTGTTGGTGATGGATCAAAAGTTGGACTTCCTCCAGCTATTGAACCACCAGGCATTCCCGCTTCGAAAAAGAAAAAAAGTGAATATGATGGTAGAACACAGGCTGGAAGAAAATTTGTAAACAAAGTTCTATTAGGAAGACAAAAAAGGGAGTCTAAACGAATGTCCAAAGTTAATGAAGAATTAATGGTTGAGGAACCTCAGAAGAAAGGTGGTGCTCCTAGTGAAACTGAAAGAGCACAACAACAAATTGCTCAACAAAAAAAACTTAACCGTCAAAAAGAATTGGCTCAGAAAAGTCAAGAAGCCAAGGCTAAAATGATGGCAAAAACAAAAGAAATGGACACTCTAATGAAAGCTCGTCTCTCCGACTTTAGAAAAAAAGCAGCACAGCAAACAACAAAACTTCAAAAACAAGTTCAAGGTTTTGAACCAAGTGGAGATAATCTTCAAGAAACAATTGGAACCATTCAACATGGGCGAGAAGTTTTATCTACTCTCATGCGTCTTGCTGGAGATTCAACATTTGAACCTAAAGAAGGATATCTTCAATGGCAAGATGGCAGAAGTCTTAAAGTAAATTCTGATGTTGCAAAACGAATGGTATCTACTTTTGAATCTTTAGATAATGCAAGAAAGCAAGTTTATAGGGAATTGATGAATCGTGATGTAGAATCTTTTCTAAAAATTATGCAATTTTCATCAACTCAAATGTAAAACAAAAACCATGTTTAGCAGACAAGATCTTTCAAAACTTGATGTCTTAGAATCTAAACTGAACATATATGAAGAATTATCCAGAGACATGCTGGAAAAATTGGAAAAAGCAGTTAACAAAATTTCTGAATCTAATAATCGTATTGCAACTATTCTTACAAAACATGATGAGAGAATTGAACAAAGTAATAAAGCGGATGCTTTAATCATTAAAATGATTCAAGATTTAAAAGAAGAAAATACAGTAGAACATGCTCGTACAGGGGAACGTGTTCGTAAGGTAGAAGAGAAGGCAGAAGAATACAGCAGGGTTAAATGGATGACCGTTGGTATTGGGATTTTTGGTGCCGTTCTTGCAACAGCAGTTTCGACGCTGGCATCTGGATGGTTGACACCAGGCGAAATGGGGTATAAAATGGAGCATAGGTACGTCCCCATTCCCGAAAACGTTAAACAATGATTTTTATTGAAACTAAGTTTATTAATTTGTTATCTCCTCGCCTACAAAAATTTTCAAAGAAAAAAGAAAATCTCTATAATTTTAGATGTCCTTATTGTGGCGATTCTCAAAAAAATCGCAACAAAACAAGAGGCTATTTTTATCGAATTAAAAATTCTTTCTTTTTTAAATGTCACAATTGCCAACAAGGAAGAACACTTGGCAATTTTTTGAAAGATCATGATTCTCTTCTTTATGATCAATATGTGATGGAAATGTATAAAGAAGGTCTTACTGGAAAATCTACTGTTGTGGCTAATCCTAAATTAGTTATTCCAAAACCAGTATTTAATAATACAATTTTTTCGGATCTTTTAAAAATTAGTAATCTAAATACTACACATCCTGCCAAACAGTATCTTATCAATCGTAAAATCCCAGAAAAATATTTTTCTAAACTTTATTTCGCAGAAGATTTTAATGGCTGGTCAAAAACAAACACAACAATTAAAGAATCAAGAATCGTCATTCCTCTCTTATCACCAGAAGCTAAACCTTTTGGCTACCAAGGAAGAGCCCTGGACAAAAATTCAAAACTTCGTTATATCACGACAATTTTGGATAAACAATATCCAAAAATATTTGGACTTGATACTATAGATGTTAATGAAAACATTTATGTTACGGAAGGTCCATTTGATTCGATGTTCATTGAAAACAGTATTGCAATGTGTGGCAGTGATGTTGTACTTGATCAGTTATCTTGCCCTAATCGTACATTCATTTTTGATAACGAACCACGCAACAAAGAAATTGTCAACAAACTACAATCATATATCGACAAAGGTGAAAAAGTAGTTATTTGGAATCAGCACATCAAAGAAAAAGATATTATTGATATGGTATTAGCTGGACTAGATGTTCAACATGTGGTAGAATGTAATACCTATTCAGGATTAGAAGCAAAAGTAAAGTTTAACGAATGGAAAAAAGTATGAGCAACGGAATCAAAGTCAATAAGCGTGATGGTTCATCTGAATCCTTGGATCTTGATAAAATCCATAGCATGGTTGAATGTGCATGTGGATCTTTAGGTGGAGTTTCTCCCTCTCAGGTGGAAATCCAGTCTGGAATTCAATTCTACGATGGAATTACTACAAATGAAATTCAAGAAATTCTCATTAAATCAGCTAGTGATCTTATCAGTCTTGATAATCCAAATTATCAGTATGTTGCTGCTCGTTTGCTTCTTTTCAGTCTATATAAGCAAGTCTTTGGAAATGATTGGAACAAAGGTTTTCCCTCAGTAGGTGAACATCTTACAAATGGTATTTTGAAAAACATTTATGATAAAGAACTTGCAAGTAAATATACTGATGAAGAGTGGGATAAAATAGATACTTTTATCGATCATGATCGTGACTATCTGTTCACTTATGCTGGTCTTCGTCAGGTTGTAGATAAATATCTGGTACAAGATAGAAGCAGTGGAAGTGTTTTTGAGACACCACAATACGCTTATATGTTGGTTTCAGCAACCATCTTTGCCAATTACCCACAAGCGACACGTCTTTCGTATGTAAAAAGGTATTATGACGCAATCAGCAAACACAAAATCAACGTGCCGACTCCCATCCTCGCAGGAGTTAGAACGCCTCTCAGACAATTTGCATCTTGTGTTCTTGTTGATAGTGATGACACCCTCGATAGCATCTTTAGCAGTGACATGGCTATTGGTCGCTATGTTTCTCAACG